GACATTGCCGAGCGTCGTATTCAGCACTATCTGAATCAAAATCCAATGGAGTTGTAGGCATCAATTTCGTGACGTCACGAAAATGGTCAACCAACAAGGATTTCTTGTTAGTTCATCACCTTGACACCATGCGTACTATGAAGATAGAGGAGGGCACTATGTCTGACACACCATTAAACATCCCGGGCGGGTCATACCTACCAACGCAAACCTGCTTCATTACTGACGCCATTGGCCAGCAGTGGGCAACCAGCATGAGCGACGCACGACTGCGCCCAAAGGTATTCGGCGTGCATGTGTGGTACCGAAAGAGCGCTACATCGCCATGGCAGTTCTTGTTCGTCATGGAAGGTAGACACGGTTGGCTCACCGTCGATCGTGACCGTTTGCAATTCATCTACAACACACCTTCGACACGCTCGGGACTTGGCGGGTCATTCCGTCGTATCGTTTCGGGCTACGTGCATACACGGCCAAAGGTGACAAATGAGTAAAGCAAAGACAACGCCAAAGAGCACCAACTTCCGCTGGGACTTGCGTCAATGGCGCACGGCTGCCGACCTCGCACAGCACCTCGCCAACTATGACCCAAGCATTGCCGACTGGGCGAAAGGCGCCGTGATTCATCACACGTACCGTCCAGAGCCTCGACACTGGCGTGGTGCGCAGACGATGACCGGTATCAAGAACTACTACGAGGGGCTTGGCTGGGATTCGGGCCCGCACCTCTTTCTCTGCGTTGGCGCACCGAACCCCGCTGACGACGGCATCTGGCAGATGACGGCGCTGAACGAAAAGGGCATCCATGCTACCATCGCCAACAGCTGGTCATGGGGCATTGAGGTTGTCGGCTACTTCGATTACCGGCCATGGTCGGACGCTGAGCGCAACCTTGTGTACGACACTGTTGAAACGCTGTTCCGCTGGCGTGGCATTGTGCCAAGCAAAGAGACGTTGAAGGGGCATCGTGAGGTGCCGAGTCCAAAGACATGCCCAGGTATTCAGATTGATATGAGTCGGGTGCGACTCGATTTGCAACAGCGCATGGGGGGAGCGTGATGGGTGATGATGCATTTGATACACGGTTGCGCAGTTTGGAAAAACACGTTATCGAAATAGGCAGTGACGTGAAGCAACTTGTATATGCGCACAAGACCAACGATAGCGACATCAAAGAACTGCGCAATCAAGTGCGTGAACTTGAAAACCGCATCAACTATTTGTGGGGTGGCCTTGCGCTTGCCACTGCTGCAATACCAATTATCATGCGCATGATAGGAGCCTAGCCATGACACCGAAACCGTGGTACACATCAAAAACGCTGTGGGTCAACGCCTTGACGTTGCTGGTGATGGTGCTCGGCACCGTCGCACAGTGGCCAGAGTTCGCTGCATACACCGGACAGATTGCCGGTGCATTGGCAATCGTCAACATGATTCTGCGTTTCATCACCGACCGGCCGGTGGTGTAGCGATGCCCAAGCCACAGAAGAGCATCACGGCACTAAGTGAATTGCGCTTCCGTGAGTTCATCAGCGCCGTTGAAGCGACCGGCAACATGCGCGAATCGGCAAAGCAACTCGGCATTCATTGGGGCACACTTCATCAGCATATGAAGCTTCGCCCCGATCTCACCGAGGAGCTACGCCGAGCGCAGGAAATCGGCAAGCAGAATCTGCAAGCGCACCTCGAAGCCATCCTGCTCCGACACATCGAAGAGGGCAACATCACGGCGCTGATATTCAAGCTCAAACAGCTAGACCCATCATATCGCGAGTCATACCATGTCACAACGTCCAGCGCACCAACCGACTACGTCATCGACCTCACCTTGCCTGACGGTGAAGCACAGCCGGCAGACAATCCCGCAACAACGCTTCTGGAGTGACCCGCACCGCTTCCGTCTGTTCGTCGGCGGTCGTGGCAGTGGTAAGACCAGAGCCGGAGCGATTGAGGTACTGCGCCAACCAGCGGGCACCACATCGCTCATCATCGCACCGACATACCCCATGCTCCGCTTGGGCGCTATGGAGACGGTGCTAAGCCTTGTTGCGCAGATGAGTGTTGCCGTGGCGTGGAATAAGAGCGACTTGGAGCTAAAGTTGATTGGCGACCGGCGCATCATCTTCCGCAGTGCTGACAACCCTGACCGTCTGCGTGGTGCCAACGTTGGGTTTTTGTGGCTGGATGAGGCGGCGATGATGGACAGCGACATTTGGCCCACGGCGATTGCCACGCTTCGGCATCAACCTGGCAAAGCCATCGCAACGACGACGCCACGGGGAAAGAATTGGTTGTATGAGCGCTGGCAGCATGGTGGCACTGATTACAGCATCGTCGAATCATCAACGACCGACAATCCCTTTTTGCCTGCGCACTTTGTCGCCACGCTGAAAGAATCAATGACGAGCGAGATGTACCAGCAAGAAGTGCAAGGCAAATTCACTGACCCGATTGGCCAGCTATTCAAGCGCCAATGGTTCAGCACCGTTGACCGTGCGCCCGATGACTTGACGTGGCATCGCTACTGGGACTTGGCGACATCCACCAAAACCAGCGCTGACTACACCGCATCGGTCAAAGCGGCGCTTGGGCGTGATGGCGTCGTCTACCTTGATGCCGGCATCCACGTCAAAGCCGAGTGGCCCGATGTGCGACGCATCATGCTGACGACGTTTAAAGCGGAGCCCAAGGTTCAGCATGGCATCGAAGAGGCGCTCCACGGGTTGGCCGTCGTGCAGGAGCTTCGCCGTGACCCTGCGCTCGTTGGGCATACCATACGGGGTATCCGTGTCGACAAGGATAAGCAAAGCCGAGCCATGCCGTGGGCAGCGCGTGCCGAGGCGGGAGCGGTGCGCCTCGTTGCGGGGGAGTGGACACGGCAGTTTCTTGACGAGGTCGTCGCATTTCCCTCCGGACAACATGACGACTATGTCGACGCCGCATCGGGCGCCATTGCGATGATGAGTAAGCCACGTATAGAATGGGGATTTGCATGAACCTAACATTACCGGCATGGTTCGACAGCTTACGACGACAGGGACGCATCACGAACACCGCTGATGCTTACCTCGTGTCGCCATTGCTGTACCGTGCCACCAACCTGCGCGCCGATGCCATCAGCACCGTGCCGTACCGCATGTACTACAAAGGCGAGGAACAGCCGTGGCCATTTCTGCAACCACTCAGCTACCTCATCAAAGAGGCCGAGCGAGGAATGTTGATTACCGGCGGTGCGTATTGGTACAAAATCTACAAAGGCCGGCGCCTTGTTGGCTTTGTGCCACTGAACCCCACCACGATGAATGTCCAGCTACTCACCGATCGGGCGACGCTCGAAGACCCACTGCGTGGCGCCGCCTTTACCCAAGCCATCAACGGCAAGCAGTACGGCCCGTGGTCGATTGACGATGTCGTGTATTTCCGTGAGCAAAGCTACGTTGACGACATTGGGCCCGGCGTTGGCGCAGCGCACGTGGCGCTGTCCTCGGCAAAGCTTGAGCATTATCTTAACCGTTTTGCGGCGGCGTTCTTTGAAGGTGGCGCACAGCCTGTCACGGTGATGAATTTGCCAGAAGGCATGGACGAAGCGGAGTTTCAACGCTTCCGTACTGACATGAAAGCATCGGCGAGCGGTGGCGTCATCAACGCATTCCGCATGATTTTCATGCGCAGTCCAGACATTAAGATTGAGCAACTCACACCACCACTCAACAGCATGGAAATGCCCCAGCTATACGAGCGTGTTGTCACCAGCGTTGGTATGGCATACGGCGTGCCACGCACCATGCTCGAAGCATCGGCGGCAAACTATGCGACCGCCGACAGCGACCGACAAAGCTTTTGGCGTGAGACCGTGATTCCACGCCTTAGCACCTACGAATACACGCTGAACACCCAAGTCTTTGCACCGCTTGGCTGGGAACTCAAGTTTGAGCCCGAAGCGCTTGATGTCATGCAGACCGACGAATCAAACCGCGCCGGATCACTGCTCCAACTCGTGCAGGCCGGCGTCCCACTTCGTTCCGCAATGACCATTCTCGGCTACGACATGGTTGACGACCTCGTGCCACCACCGACGCCAGCACCGACGAGCGATGCGGAGATTCAGCCCATCGCCGATGACACGACGGCGGCAGTGGACATTGACGGCACGGCGACGGATGAGACGCTGGCAACAAAGCGCAAAGCGGAGTTTGGATTACTGGCAAAAAAAATTGAGCGTCGCATCAAAGCCGGAAAGAGCATTGCGTGTTCTTTCGAGAGCGACGTGATTACGGCGGATGAGGTGAAGTCAGTGATGGACTGCATCACTGATGGCATGACCGTTGACGAGGTGCATGAGGTGGTAAACGCTATCAAGGCCATCGACGATTTAACACCCGATGAAAAGCGCGTATATAACCGCATCGTCGACGCCATGGAAAAGCGTGGTGCGACGTGGGCACGGCAGATTGTGCAGGGCAAGGATGTTGACCCATCGCTCAAAGATGTGCTTGAGCCAGTGCTAATTACGGAGTTGCAAGCCACGATGTCGGGCCGTGTCGACCGCCTCGGCACCCAGTTCGGCATCGGCGTTGATCCGGCTGATGAAGGCGTCATCATTCAAGACTGGTTGGCCGATTACATGCCCGAGTTTAACCGAGAGATTGACAGCACGACACGCAAAGTACTTGAGCGCGCCATTGCCACGTACCGCACGACGCCTGGCATGACCATCCAAGATTTAGCGAAGTTGATTGCACCGGCATCTGGCAAGGCGCGTGCATCGTCTATCGCCATCACTGAGACCACGCGCGCTGCATCACAGGCGACAGTTGAATATCAGAAGTACTTAGCTCAGCGTGGTGTGCTGATGGAGCGGGTATGGAACACCGATGCCGACGACCTTGTCTGCCCAATCTGTGCACCGCTCAACGGCAAAAACGAGGACGTGTGGCTGACTGATTATCCACTTGGCCCACCAGCGCATGTGCGCTGTCGCTGTGATACCGGCCTTCGAGTGATACGGGAGTAGCCATGAATGTCAGCATTAAAGTTCTCGCCGATGTCAGCTTTGGAAAGTACCAAGAGATGGTGCGCACTGTACTGCTGGCATACGGTCAAGCG